TGATTCAGCAATGAACGATAACTGGGATACTATTGATGATGCAATAAGTGATTTAAGCGGAAATAAAGTTGACAAAGTAGCAGGTAAAGGATTAAGTGAAAGAGACTTTACACAAGGGAAAGAAGAAAAGCTTGATGGAATTGCAGCAGGAGCTCAAGTCAATGTTTTAGAAAATCTTACTTTAGGAGGACAAGCATTAACAAAAGACAATAAAACAATAGAAATAAAAGATCCTGAAGTAACAAATGCAAGACAATCTACAGCAAAAGGTAAAACCTTTAATAGTGTAGATGAGCGTATTGAAGAACTAGAAGCGGATGTTGACAACATAGAAACAACAAGAGGTCATGTATATGGTATTAGAAGAAAAATAACAAGCAATTCAAGTTCTGCATGGGAAAGACTATTTGATAGTGTGGGCAAAGTTGCTAATGCTACAAAAAACGGAGGAACTGTACAAAATGATTTCGATACTCTTGCTCCTTGGTCTGAAATAAAATCTTGTAATTATGATTTAACTACAAAGAAAATAAAGGCATGGTTTGGAGATGCAAATTTTGCATTTGATGGAAGCAACGGAGATGTATTTACTCATGTCCCAAAAACTTATTGGAGTATATATCAGGATAATGATTACGATTATGTTTTATTAGCAGATTATCCAAGAGCTGGATTTATGGAGGTTGACGGATTCTTTGTTGGTAGATATAACGGAGCTGTAGTTGATGATGTACTACATACTTATAGCGGATTAGTTCCAACAACTAATAAAACTATTGGAGCATTTAGAACTTTAGCAAACGCACTTGGAGATAATTTTTCTCAATTAGATTGGAGATATTTCGTATTACAAATGCTTTATTTGGTAGAATATGCAAATTACAATTCTCAATCAATGCTTGGAAATGGCGTTATGAATCGTAAATATGTAAAAACTATTGTTGCAGAAAATAATACAAATAGAGCAGTAATAGGTAGTGCATCAGGATATTATGTGGGACAAATTATAAGAATTGGTACATCAGATGGTGGAACACAAGTTGCAGATGCAAGAAAAATCACAGCAATAGAAGCCTATGATGATGGAACTGTTACAGGTTCTGCTTTAACATTTGATGGTGCTGCAGTAAATATTGCAGTTGATAATTTTGTATGTACTATGGCTCAAGAAACAGGACAATGTGATACTTTAGGAATGAAATCGGGTTGTTTAAATAACGATGGATATCATTCAATGATATATAGAGGTGTAGAAAACTTATTTGCAAATATATGGCAATGGGTTGACGGAATAAATGTTAAAGATCATCTTGCATATATCTGTAAAGATCATTCAAAATATGCAAGTGATAAATTCGATGGAGACTATAAACCATTAGCTTATACAAACTGTACATCAAACGGAAATCCAAAGACACTTGGATTAGATGTTGATGAGCCATTCTTTAGATTTCCAACAGAAATTGGAGGAGGTTCATCTACATATATGTGTGATTACTATTACCAAAACACAGGAAACAGGGTTGCTCTTGTGGGTGGTGCTTTCGGCTATGGGGCTTACGATGGCTTGTGGTGTTGGTACTTCCACTACACTTCTTCGAATGCGGGTTGGCACTTCGGTTGTCGTGTTCTTATTGATAACCAGTAAAACAGGGGTCTGGGGGCGGTCAGCCTCCCAGCTAATTTAACTATGTTATAGAGTAGTTATTTTAATTTAATAAATTTAGTATAATACCAGGTAAAGGGATTTGGTGTGTGCCGTGCCGAGCTTTCACTTCTCATTTGAGGGTTGCTCATGTGGGTGGTAATTTCAACAATGGGGCTAACGATGGCTTGTGGTATTGGAACTTCAACAACACTTCTTCGAATGCGAATTGGAACATCGGTTGTCGTGTACTTATTTTATTTTTATTATTACACATCATCTTCCTGAGCCCTTGCTCAAAATAGTGTCGCAACTGGATTGGACTAGTAAGCCCATTATGGTTTGAAAATCCGATAGACAAAAATAAGAAACCAGAGGTATTATATGAAAAGAAAAGGTAACTTTTATAATGAAATCTGCAGCAAAAGCAATATAAAAAAAGCTATTATAGGTGCTGCAAAAGGTAAGAAAAATAGAAATAATGTAGCAAGGATATTAGAGAATATTGATGAATATGTCAATATTCTCTATAAAATGTTATTAACTAAAAATATTAAATTATCTCCATATAAGAAAATGACAATACACGATGGAGCAAATAAAAAAGAAAGAATAATTTTTAAACCTGCGTTCTTTCCGGACCAATGTATTCATTGGTGTTTAATGCTACAACTACAACCTATTTTGCTAAAAGGAATGTATGAATATTGTTGTGCTAGTGTTCCAGGAAGAGGAATACATTATGGATCAACTTATATAAAACGAATATTAAAGGACGACAGAAAAAATACAAAATATTGCTTGAAATTAGATGTGAAGAAATTTTATCCAAGCATTGATAAAGAAGTATGTAAAAAGAAATTTAGAAGAATTATAAAAGATTATGATGTATTAAATTTAATAGATGCAATAATTGATAGTAGCAAAGAAAGTGGATTACCTATCCGGTAATTTTACAAGTCAATGGTTTGCAAATTTCTATTTACAAGATCTAGATCATTTTATAAAAGAAAAAATGAAGGTAAAATACTATTTGCGTTATATGGATGATATGGTCCTATTTGGTAGAAATAAAAAGGAATTACACAAAATTAAATATGCAATAGATGAATTTTTAAAACCTGAAGGACTTAAATTAAAAGATAATTGGCAATTATTTAAGGTAGATAGTAGGCCATTAGATTTTTTAGGATATAGATTTTATAGAGGCTATACAACATTAAGAAGAAGTAATTTTCTTCGCATTAAAAGAAGAATAAAGAAAATTGTAAAAAGAGGATATATAAGGCTAACGGATGCTTATTCTATAATTTCATATCATGGCTGGCTTTCACATTGTAACAGCTTTAATTATAGAAATAAATATATCAAACCTTATAATATAACCTTAAAAAAATGTAAAGGAGTGATAAGAAATGGTAGAGGCAAACTTAAATTGTGAATCTGATATAAGACCTGATAAATATAATATTGAAAATATTTTAGATGGAAAATGTGATATTGTTTTAAATGAAAATATTGAAGAACACACAAAGGAAGAAGACGGAGAAACAAGAACATACTTTACTTACGATACATATAGAATAGTAAAAAATAATTATAGAGATACATTAGAAAACGATTTAAAAAATAATACTAAATTTAATATGTGGCTTAATTTTGCAAAAGAACAATATGCAAATCAAGCTGAAGAAGTATCTCTAGAGGAAAGACTTTCTACAGCTGAAGCAGTAATTGCTGAAATTTTAGGTGGGGAGGTATAGTCTATGAGTGCAATAGTAAAATTTTATGTATTACAAATAAAAATGAAAAAAATGACAATAGATGATGTTCCTGAAAAATGGAGGGAACAAGTAAGAGAAGAATTAGAAAAAGAGTCTGAATAAGGCTCTTTTTTGTTATACAAAAGGAGGTAAATTATGGATCAAGGTTTTGAAAAAGAAGTTATAACAAGATTAACTAAAATTGAAACAAAACTTGATGATTATTCCAAAAACAAGGAAAAGACGGATGATGCCTACAATTTATCTAAAGAAAACGAAAAGAAAATAGCTGATATAAATGAAAAAATTAAATGGATTACAAGAACAATAGTAGGAGCAATTATAACAGGTGTTATTGGAATAGGAGTTGCTTTATTAAAAAATGGAATGGGTATGCCATAGAAAGGAGGTAAACTATGGATCTAACAACTATTATTGGAATTGTAACTGTATTAGTTACATTTTTATTAGGCCTTGCGAGTAAAAAAAGCACATATATTAGTAATCATTTAATACCAATACAAAATTTACTTATAGGACTAATAGCTTGCGGAATTAATTATGCAATAACAAAAGATTTCAATTTGACTATTGCAGGATTAGGGCTATTCACAGGCGGAACTTATGATATAGCAACAAACTTAAAGAAATTAGCCGAGTAATTTATTTAACTAAAAAATAAAATGGCTTAAAACGCATTGTCGTAAGCCATTTTTTTAATACCGGAAGAAAAATCCGGTATTCATCACATACAGGAAGATAATTTAAAAATCTTCCTGTATTAATTTTTTATAAGGAGGTATTCGATATGGAAGAAGAAAAAATCGAATTAACTGAAGAAATGGAAAAAGAATTATCAAACGGAAGGGAGGAAAACGAAGATGAGTAGATCTAGTTTAGCAACCTTATATGTTCCTGCGAGTACAAGTAATTATACTCAAGGAAGAAGAGGATATAAAATATGTAAAATCACTCCGCATCATATGGCTGGTAAATTAACAGCTAAACAATGCGGAAATATTTTTGCTAATCCAAACAGACAAGCAAGTTCTAATTATGGTATAGGATATGACGGAGAAATAGCTTGTTATGTAGATGAAGAAAATAGAGCATGGACTTCAAGTAATAGCGTAAATGACTGCCAAGCAATTACAATAGAAGTATCAAATAGTGCTAATGGAAATCCTTGGCCAATGTCTGATGCTGCTTGGAATAGCTTAGTAAATTTATGCGTTGATATTTGTAGAAGACACAATTTTAGATTAACTTATGATGGAACTAAAAATGGAAGTTTAACAAGACATGATATGTTTGCAAATACATGTTGCCCTGGACCAACATTAGGTGAAAGATTTCCTGAATTAGCTGAAACTGTTAATAGAATATTAGATGGTGGAAATACACCAACACCTGCTCCAGCTCCAGGAGGAAACAAATCTAATGAAGAACTTGCTGATGAAGTAATTGCAGGTAAATGGGGAAATGGTGAAGATAGAAGAAATAGATTAACACAGGCCGGATATAATTATTCAGCAATACAAAGTATTGTAAATCAAAAATTAAGTGGAGGATCTTCTACACCAAAACCAAGTTTAAAATCTAACGAAACAATAGCTGATGAAGTTATAAATGGTGCATGGGGAAACGGACATGAAAGAAAAGATAGACTAACTGCAGCAGGTTATAATTATAGTGAAATTCAAGCAATAGTTAATAGAAAACTTGGATATGGTTCTGCTCCAGCTTCAAATAAAAAGTCAAATGAAACAATCGCAAATGAAGTTATAAGAGGCGATTGGGGTAATGGACAAGATCGTAAAAACAGACTTACTGCTGCCGGATATGATTATTCAGCTATACAAGCCATTGTTAATAGAAAATTAAGCTAAAAAATAGTAGAGGAGTTTTTCCTCTACTGTATATTTTTTAATTTTTGTTGTATATTATATAATAAGTCAAATGCTTCTTTAAAAGTAGTATTATTTAAATCAATATCTAATAACCTTTTTATAATATTATCATAAGAAGAATTTTGACTTGAAGGTGTAGGATTAGAAACGACTTCAAAGTTAATATTATGAGCCTTTAATAAATTTGTGTATTTTTCTAGTTTAGCGACAGGAAATCCACATTTTATTATTTCAGGACTAAGATCGGTTAGCTTTAAGCCAATTTCTTTTGAAACTAATCTTGCATCTTCATTTAAAATATTATAAAAAATTCCTATTCTAAATAAATATACTTTTTCTTTATCTTTAGCTTTTAATTCATTATACTGCCTTAGAATTTTGCTCATTAGTATTCCTCCTTCTTGTTCCTTTTTTTCTAATTATTATATCTCCTGGCTCACAATCCAATAATTCACAGATTCGTTCTATTGTTTCAAAATGAATACTTGTAGAAATATTATCAATTAAATTTGTTATAGATTGATAACTACCGCCCATATTTTTTACAAGCCAATATTTAGTTTTCTTTTGTTTTTTCAAAATTTGTTCTACATTAACATAAATCATATACTCACCTCCCTATAATAGA